CGCCGCCTCCTCTTTGTTAGTTCAAATAAATTAGCCACCTGTGATTCCTCCAAGTATTACATTGCTGAGTAAATCTTTGCCTTTAGTGCCTTGACCTTGCATTGTTGCTGTAGTGCTAATTGGTGCAAGTGCTTGTGCTGCTGTGTTGCCAAACGAAGCAACTTGTCCCGGCATCGTTGGCATTGTTGTTGTACCTTCGCCAAAGACTACGCCGGGATTTATGTTTGATTTCAGACTAGGAACAACGCTGCCTGTTTGACCGAGTGCTTGACCGAGACGTTGTTGCTTCGCAGCTAACGCATCACCAAATGTCATCGCAGCGCGGTACTTGTCCATTTCAGATGTACGACCAATGCCGAGTCCCATTCTACCAAGACCTCGTTCTACTTGCGCTTCCTCTGCGCCAGACAACCTAGTTGGGTCTTGTGCTGCAAGCAGTCCACGAAAACTTTGTCCAACTTGCTGTTGAGTTTGCTGGACTTCCGGTGAAAGCGTTTGCTCCATGCGACGAAGTCCTTGCGCTAATGGCTGACCTGACTGCGCCAACTGATCTACTCTTGTAGCGGATTTAGCTAAATCACTTTTATACTGTTCTCCGCGTTTCGCTTCACCGGCTCTTTGAACTAGGCCGGGTCTACCTGTGCTTACAGTTTTAGGATTGCCTGTTTGCTGATCAATAACAACATTACCGCTTGCATCAACCTCATACTGCGGTTTGACTCCATATAACTGCTCATACTCAAGATCAACTTTACCACCCAATGCTTCTTGTTTGCGACTTATAACCTGACCTTGATCATTACGCTTTGTAACAACGCCATAATTTAATAAGTCATTCAGATCGGAAAGCGCAGTCTGCTCCATCTTACCCGCAGCAACTTTCTGCTCAACATACTTTGGCAGAAAATCCATAAACTGTTTTTGCAGTTTTTTAGCTGCTTCTTTTGATGGTTCGTCTTTGCCTAGAATTTCACCTAGGCCAAACACAAGCATTAGACTGCCAATGTTGCCCATACTTAACGCACCATCGTCACTAAAATTACCTAAAAGACCTTCGGCAATTTTTTGTCCTGCGTTGCCTAGTCCTTTAAGTGCTTCACCTATCCATTGTCCTATATCCATGATGTTTTATGTTAGTATTCCTGCGCTGCGTAAGACGCTTTTGAGGTGATTAATTTGTGCTGATATTTCTACTAAAACTGCTTTGATTTCAGCTTCTGTTGGATGAGCTGAATCTGAAGCACTAAATGAAATTCCAGTAGTTGCCGCCGCTCCTACTGATGAGCCTCCAACAGTCGCAATATCTGCTGAAGCTGCGGCTTTCTTGACTACCCCGTCTGTGCTAGTTGTCGCATCCGGTACTGTTAAATTATCCAGCATTGCGTTAGCTGCTGCTAGATTCGTGAACAGCGTAGTTGCGTCCGTAAAATCTGTGTGTGTTACATTAACTGACATAAGCCTGTGATAACATTGGGTTCATTGGTGTAATGTTTTGTGTTTCTAACTGTAAATTCGATAACGTAATTCCGTTAGTCCATGTCAGGGCGTAAGATATTTTCCAACCCTGCTGACCACTTTGGAAATTGTAAAGTAAGTTTTGTATTTGCTTTGGCCCACTCCAAACAACCGGGAATGTGACAGGATAATCAATGTTTATTGTCGGAGCTGCCAAAGTTTTTGTCTGAGTTCCTGCTGATGAGTCTGGCGTGACTTCATCGTTTACACGTTGAATTGCTTTAACTGATGAGGCCGATTGTACCTTGTTAAATAGTATGCGTAACTCTTGTGGCTTTTGTTCAATGCGAGTGTCATTGGTACAAAACGCGCGGGTTTCAACATACGCTGTTTCATATCCAGTACCTTCGTAAAGTTTAACGCATTTGTGTGCGCCGGTATCTCCATCCTCATTATTAATTACTTCATTTACAGTTAAGTTTCCTGACAAAGTAGTAACACCAGCATTTGCATCTGCTGTGAGTGTGAATATTCCCCCGTTAGTAAACTGTAAAACTTCACCTGCAAATAGCTTTGCTGATGTTGTATCAACAGTTATTGAAGTTGCCCCAACCGAAACTGTACCAGAATTAATTTTTACTGCTTTGTTTTCTGCTTTCGTGCCGTGTGTAATAGCAAAAAGTTCTCGTTTATTGTTTGTTTCTACTTTTGCAAATTCCATAATCGGCCCGATATTTCCTGTTGCATCTGTAAACTGATCAAAACTTACAAACTGTTGCGTAAGAATGTCATAAACCAAAATGCCGTGACCGTAAATAGTGTTGCAAGCAAAGAGCGCATAATCATCAAATGTGATTGCGGCGCATTTGTTGGTGGTCTGAACAACATCTTTGAATAGTCGTGCGACCTTGAGCGAAAATACCGAATTACGTGCCTCATTCTTTGACTGCATTACTGCGTTAAACGAACGTAATCCCTCTGGATCAAGAAACGCAAAGTCACCAAGTAACTCAATAAATGATTTTTGATTTACCGAGTTTGCTGTAAACAGAAATTGTTTGGTGAACGAGGGTTCACCAAAAACCATAAACGAATAGTCTAATGATACAGCATAAGAACCACCCAATGTTGAAACAAACAAGGCTTCACTATTCAAGACCTTCAATGCTGTAATCTCGTTGTAGCCTACCGTGTATGATGTGGCCGGTGCGCCTCCAATAGTTTCGTCTGCATTTATCTTGTTACCTGACGTATTTATCGGTATCACAAAATCCATTGGACGGCCACTCACACTATGGTATAATTCAGTTCCATCCGTGCTAACAACAAACAACTTATTGTTAAAGAAAGCCATCTGCTTTCCTATCGGTATGTATTCACGGGATGCGTGTGTACCGTCAGACCATTGTGCATAAGTCTTTGCTGCGCGATCAGAAACTGTTCCGCCAGAAATTTCTATAACTCTCGGTGTGCTGACTCCGTCTTGTACAATAATTGACGCAACAGTTTTTTGTACAGTCTGTGCTGTATCAAGTTCCAATGCTGACCCTGCTACTCTTGTTTCTTTTCGTAAAAAGTTTTGTGTGGATGCGGGTACGGCTTGCACAAATATCTCGTTGGATTCGTGCATGGTTCCTCCAGAATAAAGAACCGACCAAGTAGTATCTGGATTTTGCGGCTTTCTGTACTTACAGCCTCCCTTGAAGAATAAAAATACATACTCACCTACAGAGTAAATTGCTTGTATTGGTGGATTATCAACAAATGCATCAATATCAATAGAAATGTCTTTAGCTTTTTTGACTCCTTCAAGTGTGCCAAATCGGTTGCGTATGTTGTGCGCGAACTTATACTCGTCTTCTGTCAGGCGTGTATCATCCACCGACATATTCATGCCGCCAGAAAACGATGTTTGTACATAACTAGCCACGGTGATAATGCCAACGACGACCTAATGTTAAATTGTCATGGGGATGACGACCAAACTGCATCTTGCGTTCTTGGCCTCGTTCCATGTCTGCAATCTTTCTACCTAGATCGCGGTTTACTTTGTTCTCAAAAACGATTGCTTCTTGTATCTTGCCTTGTTCCTCAAGAAACAATTGCATCGCTTTATGCATTACAATGTTTTCGTATCCGACAAGCGGAAAAATATCATCATTGCTCTGAATGTATCTGAGCTTTTTCTTGTACAGAATCTGTAACGTATGATCGTCATCTTGTGCTGAGTTTTCGTCCCATGGAAACTCTGATACATCTACAATTAAATAACTTGATTCACTTTGGCCCGAAGGTATCTCAGCGTAAACTGTACCGTCTGCTGTATCTACAACTTGAAAAATACCGGGAATTTGTTCTGATGCTGTAGAAGTGCCGTATCTTTCGCGTGTAGCATTATCAAATCTGCGGATATTAACAATATCCGATATGATATTTGTATTGTCTAATTGAAGTTCACTCGTACTTACTGCATGACTTCCAGTGGTAGCAACATAAGAAACTACTTTATTCTGGAGAACTGCAAGAGAGTTTGCTTGTCTGGTTTCAAATGTAACGTGCAGAGTTTCAACCGAAATTTGTCCATGTGCTTTTACTGTAACACCAGTTGCGTTTGAACTTCTTGCTGCTGTTATTGCAGACTTTAACGATTCTTTAATTGCGCTGTATCCTACAATACGAAAACAACGACTGTCACTTCTCCAATTGTTGTAGTTGTATTCAGAGATTAGATTCTGTGACTTCCATGGGAGCTTTGATTCTTTCTCCCGCATTGCACGAATTGATTGAACGTCGCGACTCATTGCGATGCGCTTGTTTCCTGCAACATAAAATTCTTCTTCAACTAACGAACCGGGAATATCTACATATTCATAGATTGTCTGCAAGGCTTCATTAACAAAGTCTAAAATAACATAGCGTTGATTTATGTCATCTGGATTTAGGCCAACCTTTCGGCCAAATCTTTCTATAATGTATTGTGAACTCATCGTTTTGTTATCGCTGACACGCTAGGTTTAGTTCTTTTTGTTATTGCGCTTACGGCTTGCTTGCTTCTTTTTGTAATCGCGCTTGTTGCGGACTTTGTTCTTTTCGTTATGGCGGTCACGCTCATAATTTACGTCCTTATTGTCTCTCCAATTCATATTCAAGTCGAGCTATCGTTCGCATCGCTTGCCTTGTGAAGTCCGGTGCGTGAAACGCCGCCTTCGGAAATTGAGGATGTGCCGTCAGTTCCTTGACATTCTCGTACTTTGGCGTCGTCTGGCAACCCGTGGACACGCAAAGCATTATCAATATGAGTAAGTTTATCCTCATACCTTTTCGCTGCGTTGGCTTCTTTAACTGCATCTGATATATGCATAAAAAGCCTCTCCAAAGTAGGAAAGGCTTTGAACAATGCAAGTATGGCTTTAATTAGCCCCACTCGTATCGCTCTTTACACCTTTCCGTAGAAACACGGCAAGCAACGATGTAACAACAATGTTTATCATCGTACCTATTTCCATGTCTCCAGAGAAGTATGCACCTACAGCCGCGAGAATACCACCGGCTGCCGTCATGTATGTTTTTTTACCGCTTAACATTAATACATCTTTCGCTTTGGTTTCTTAACTTTTTTTACAACACGTTTCATTGTTGTTTTTGCTTTTTTAGGTGGTCTACCCATCTTACTTCCATAACTTCCTTTTCCGTACGGCATTATTTTTTCTTTCTTTTTGCAACAGAAACTCGTCTTGGCTTTCCTGCTGGTTGTCCTAAACGCTTCTTCTGCGAAATTCTTTTACGTTTTTCTGATGCGGTCATCTCACTTGCAGTTTTCGGAGTCTTACTTGTGACTCGTTTCTTTGGTCTGCAATATGGCGTGCCGCGTTTCTCGCCTTTCTTCCTGCCACAAGGCTTTCCTGTTCTAACGTCAATCCATTCTTCTTTAAACCAACGAGTCAAGCCTTGCATTGGTTTAGGCATTCTTCCATCTACCTCCCATTTTCTTGTACTCTTTGGCCGCCCATGCATTTGCATAAGCTGATGGATACACTTTAAATTTTCCTTTAGCCATTGACTTGGCTTTTGACCATAACGCTGGCCTTGTTGGTTTTGGTGATGCCATTATTTTCCAACTTTCTTCATGGCAATCTTATGAGATGCCGTGAATGTTTTACCAGACTTCATTAGTTTTCTCATCTCAGCCATGTGTTTACTTGTATGGTGAACTGAATGACGCTTTAATGTGTCATTCTGTCTTTGAGTGAGTTGTTTTTTTGCTGCCATGTTATCCCTTCTTCCACTTACTAGAACTTGACTTTGTTTTGCTTGGACTCCACTTGACCTTGTCTGCCCAAAAAGCCGCTGACATTTTTCCGCGAGCTATGTTTTTGGAGTGACGAGATTTGAACGCTTTTCGTTGTCCGGCAGTCTGATTTGTTTTAACTCCCTGTTGACCAAAGCGAATCGTCTTAACTTGATCACCGTCTTTAGCCACAACAATGTGTGACTTCGTAGGATGACCGGGAGTACGCTTGGGCTTGTTGTAGCCTGTGACTCCTGCTCTTGTTAATCTTGAGTCTTTCTTAATCGCCATTTAAGAACTCTGTTATTAATATTTGCTTCGCTACTTCAAGTGAGCCGATAAGCTGTTCAGCGGTAAGATCAAGTTCTTGATCTGCGTACTCAATGGCAGCGCAGAGTCTCCGAGTAAACTCGTTTGCTTGATCTTCTTGTGTCATCGCTTGCCGCGCTTCTTCATGTTCCTTTTAAGCTGATCTTGCTTAAACTTGGTTTGCGGATTTTTAGCCTTGTTTACACCCTTCTTTAATACAGACGGCTTTTTAGTCTTTGCTTTAGCCTTGGACTTTGATGTTGCTTTGGGTTTTGGCGCTGCTACCTTACGAAGACTCTTGCGTTTA